CCGCAAGGGGGCAATTCATGGGTAATATTTTCGCCCCATTGCGTATTGTTTCGTGTTCGTGCGTTTTTATCTGTGAGCTTGTATAGTATCATAACTATTTCACCTCATAAGGAAAAGGAAAGCCGGTCAGGTCCGGCGGGTTACTGACAAGGTTTTGGCCGCAAAGTTGACGGCATATTGGCGCGAGTAAAACGGAATTTTATGATGTGGATAGACCACAAAGAAAATACTCATATTATACACTCCTCAGCTAATTTTTTAAAATCAATGGACTGGCCGGCGGACCGGGCGGCGGACCGGGCGGCGAACCGGGCGGACTGGGCGGCGGACTCGGCGGCGGACCAGGCGGCGGACTCGGCGGCGGACCAGGCGGCGAACCGGGCGGACTCGGCGGACCAGGTGGCGGACCGGGCGGCGGACCGGGCGGACTCGGCGGCGGACCAGGCGGCGGACCGGGCGGACTGGGCGGACTGGGCGGCGGACCGGGCGGACCGGGCGGACCGGGCGGACTGGGCGGCGGCGGCGGACCAGGCGGCGGACCGGGCACAATCTATCGCTTTCCCCGGACGATCATCTTGAGGAAAAATCCTCTCAAAGTTAGGTAAAACAGTACTGGCACAAAGAATAGAAAATTTAACAACATCAACCTTGGGCAAAGTTATTTGCCGTAAGGTTGTCAGTTTAAAGCATCCTACCTTATCCCAATTTTCAACGCAAATTTTCCCTTCACACTCCCATAATATCGGATCTTTTATATTTGCGTGTATGTGATTAAGTAAAACAGCAAGAGCTGGAGAGGTGTAAGCGTGCAAAACATTTTCGCTGCACGTAATGGGGTCTCCGCAAGGGGGCAATTCATGGGTAATATTTTCGCCCCATTGCGTATTGTTTCGTGTTCGTGCGTTTTTATCTGTGAGCTTGTATAGTATCATAACTATTTCACCTCATAAGGAAAAGGAAAGCCGGTTAGATCCGGCGGGTTACCGGCAAGGCTATTTTTCCAGCCAAAACACCACGCCTGCGTGTGGTCGTAAAAAATAGCGTTGTCTATGATATTTAATTCATGATCGAGAAGCCAGGTTTTACCCTCAGCTTCAATTTTTGCATTAGCTATAAGCCGCGCGGCCTTCTTCTCTGCATCAGGGACGAGCGCGGCAACCTGTTTGCGTTTTGTGGCCAACAACGCCTTTTCTCGGCTTATCTTACCAAGGCCTTGCGCTTCTTTCCACGCGGTCACTAGCCATTCCGGCACGGTGTCGGGCCGTTTAGCGCGCCATCGGTCGCGAGCCGAAACAAGAAGTAATAACGGCAACTCTTTACCGGTAAGGTACTCAGAGCCGAGACAATTACGACAATACACATCGGTTACAGGCGACACCTTGCCGCAATACCCACACTGATAAGTGTTACGCCGGATAGCCCTCATTTCCTCACTCTGTTCCAACCACATGCCTTCTTTTATATGTTTGTTTGGGTAAATGGCTTCGGACCAGTCGAACAGGCGCAAGCCTTCGGCGGTATTCCATTGGTTGTCAAAAATATGCGCCGTTTCCAAGGTTATTTCATGACCATCAAGCTCAGCTATTTTTTTGTACCATCGTGTATGATCCGGCGATATGCTTTTCAAACATTTTAAACCGAGTGTCAAAAGATTAGATGTGTAAACTACATACTGTTCAGCTTGCGCACGGTCGCTTGTATCAAATTTATAATAGTGTAGTATTGTTTTCATATCATTAAGCTCCTTACTTGTTCGATGTACTTTTTATATGCTCGGGCGTGTTCGTTGTCACCATGCTTTTTTGCAACGGCCTTTTCAAACTCGTCAAGTGTGCCCCTAAAACAGCCCGTTATAATTTGTGCTGGTTGTCCGATTAACCAATATGCCTTAATTCCTACATTACGTGAGCCAATGTTGTTTTTGAAATAACAGTCCGGATTGCTTTTAAAGTTCTCGCAGTTCTCGCAGGACACGCAGCCTATCAGTGTTCTGCTTTTACGTTCGGCGCTTTCCTCGGTTTCCACATCTGCCGACCAAGAATTATTATTATCGTCATGCCATCTGTTATTTTTCAGTATCATCTGCAAACCTCCTCAATCTGTGCGTTGTGCGCTTTTATAATTGTGGTTACAGGCGGTACAGCCATTGCTTGCCAAGCAAGGGCCGCAATCACAGCTACGATCAATAGCGTTTTCATATCACTTCTCCCCCATTGGCATAATTATGCCGGTTAATCCGTCAACAGTTACCCGCGCCGGTTGCGCGGGCATGCCAGGAACTTCAAATTTTATCATATCCAAGCCTTTGCAGCCTTTTTTCTTGAGAACTCGCAGCATTGTCTCAAGGTTCTCCATACTAAACAAAAAAGGGTGCATTGACTCTGGTTTAGGCATGTTGTCAATTATCGCCTGATGGTTTGGCCATTCTTGATTATCACCATGCTTGACCTTTATAACCTGAGTTGTCTCAAGATCCGTACAGATCAGATGTTTGTGCGTCTCGTCAATTTGCAAATTGATGTTGTTGATAACCGGGACGCGTTTATTGTTCGGTATGTTTCCCGATGCTTTTTTAAGTGCATCGGCCGGTATGATCATGCAATCGGTATAATTAACGGTTGTACTGTCCGTTTCCGGATATTCATTCCAGTCTGCCTCGGTGAGAGTACAGCTCCACAAACAATGTCCATCACAGGCCCATATTTTACCATTTTCAATCTTAACTGCCGTCAGCATGTAAATGTTAATACGTTCCTTTGCACATGCTTCAAGCACACATAAATCAGTTTTAGATATTAACATAATGTCATTCTCCGTTGGGTTAAATTGACCTGAAATTCACTCTATCATTAATTTGTACACTTTTTCCTTGTCTTCTGATAGGGCCGGTCTCCCGGCCCCTTGTCGTTTTCCGCCTTTCATATTCTTGACACAATTACTTTCGCTTTCCCGATTTTGAATATTGCCTTGTACTTCCATGTTTCGTGTCCGATGTAGCAATCAAAGGATATACTATCTGCCATTTTGTAAGCCTGTTTCACTGCTTCGTATTCGGAAGTTGCTTGGTATCTCATTCTTTCGATTTCGTATGTATTCATTTTGTTCTCCTTGTTTTTGTGTTTGGCTTTATTGCCTCACTTGATAATTAATTTGTACACCTTTAACGTACAGATGTCAAATTATTTTTGCATTTTTTAGAGTATGCGGTTAGTTTGAGACAGGTTTGCGTCAAATAGTCAATAATATCACTCTAACGCCTTATTTAAGCAAAACCTTAAATAACTTAATATAATCAAATCAACAACTTAATCTTAAACTTGTAAGAATGATTACTAAAGGTGTACAAAAGGCTGAAAAGGTGTACATTTTCGATAATTAATAGTTGTAATAATCACAGCTACTTAGGTTTATGATGTTCTTTAATTATGACTATGAGATGTAAATAGTCATTTTTTATAGTCGTATATAGTCTAAGTAATATCAACGGGTTATGGGCAAAATTATTACTTCTATTACTTTGCGCCTTATAGCGTCCTGTATATCTCTTATATGTACTATGGGCTACTCCCCCTATATATATTATATTTATATATATATTAAAAAGTAATAGAAGTAATAGAACGTGTCTCAGATTGTGAATGATACTAGCTCATTAGGTCAGATTAACACACAAGACTATTTGAAGACTATTAGGGGCTCTCACGGGCTATGTCGCATAATGTTTGCCATTTTCGCTACTAAAAGTGTAGCGCGCTACTAAAAGTGTAGCGAGGTACTAAAAGTGTAGTGCTGATACGTTAGGGTGATTCGTGGTCGCCAACCCTCGCCGATGCCAATAGAACCAGGGATTCACGATGCTCCATTAGCTAGGCGTATAACGACTTAGTGTAGCGGAGATAAAAAGGCGTACAAAAATAAGGTACGCTAAAGGTGTACAAAGTACATGGAGCGGTCTGTATTATGTATAGTTTTAGGGTACACCTTTACCGTACAATTTTAGATGGGATAGGGGGTAGACTGGTAGTTCTTGTTAGGTGGGGCGGTCCTGGGCCACTGGCGATCGCCTGGAACTTGGGGACCACCCCACCCCTACGGACGGGGGGTTGATTCGCGCGCAGACCCTCACTCCACTCCGCGAACCCAAAAAATCCCCCGTATCATCTGTTCGTCAGGTATAAATGTTTTCCCTTGCAAAGCTCTCAAACTTACGGTATCGTCATTATCAAACGTCCGTAAAGCGCCTCCCGACCGCGAAAAACAGCCCTTGCCATGTTGTGGTTGCCATTGTGGTAGCCCCGCTGGTCGCCCGAAGGGTGCACGGAGAGCGAGCGGGAGGCGCAGGACAACCCCAACCTCATCATGACACAAGAACTTCTACTACGGCAGATTTCACAAGATAGAGCGCTTGCAAGTCAGGTGCTTTTTCCTCATCGTCATACTCAGGCGACGCCCAGGTTTCATATTACCATCTTCGATCTGTGGTGCTGTGCGGATAAGTTCGTCAGCATCGAGGCGTTTCGGGAAGGAGCGAAGACCACATTGTCGGAAGAGGTCGTTCTGACTGAAGCCTTGTTCGGGAATTTCAATTACGCGCTCGTCTTCGGGGAGACGTACAGTAAGGCGTGTCAGAGGATAGAGTCGATAAAGCATGAACTGTTGAACAATCGCCATATTCACGCACTGTTCGGAAATAAGCGGGCGAAGATATGGAATGAGAATAAGATCGTCCTTGCCAACGGAGTTTGCATCGAGGCGCATGGTTGGGAAGAAGAAATTCGTGGTTATAAGCACCTCAGCCACCGGCCGGATCGGGCCTATCTCGACGACATTGAGAATAAAGAGCGGGTTCGGGACAGCGAGACGGTGACGAGCAACTGGAAGAAATTGCATTTGGAGTTGTTACCGGCGCTCGACAAGGACTTGGGGAAGCTCCGGCTTACCGGGACGCCTCTTGCTGACGACTGCATGATACGGCGGGCCGCCGCTTCGGAGAGATGGGTACACTCGAAGTTTCCTATCTGCGATCGGGATATTGATGACCCTGAGTGTGTGGCGGCCTGGCCGGAGCGTTACCCTATGTCCTGGGTAAAGGACACCAGGGACCATTATTCGGAGGAAGGGATGCTCGCCGAGTTCAACCAGGAGTACATGCTCATCCCGACCGGCGCCCAAGGAAAGGCCTTCAGCGCCGAGCATATAACCCGGGTTGCTGTAGAGCCGAGGGGCTTCATCCCCCGTGTGGTTATCATGGACCCGGCCAGGACCGCCGACATTAAAAAGTCCGATCAGAGCGGATACATTGTCGCCGGCCGCCGGGGAAATAAAATGTACATCTTCGAGTCGGGGGCCAAATACTGGCAACCGGACGAGCTGATAACCTCGGCGTTCGACCTGTCTATCAGGAACAACGACGCTGAGGTCGTTATCGAGAAGAACAGTCTCGACGGGTGGTTGCTGCAACCTTTCAGGACAAGGATGTTGACAACGGGGATATCCCTCAAGCTGAGGGCCATAAATGCCCCGCAGGATCGAGATAAAACGCAATTCATAATGGGTCTGGAGCCGTTCTTCAAGGCTGGCGAGATAATCTTTGTCGGCAGTCATCCGGACCTTGAAGCACAAATTATAAATTTTCCTTCAGGTAAACGCGATGCACTCAATGCCTTGGCCTACCTCCCTCGTGTATTTTCCGGAGAACCGATCTACGGGGACTTTACCGATGCAAACATCATCAATCAGAGCAAGCTCTCCCGAGAATCCATCCTCATTCTTGCCTGCAATACCGCCGGAAACGAAACAACCGCCTGTCTCTGTTCCCTCACAGGTTCACATTTACGAGTGCTGGCTGATTGGATCTCCCCGTTGATACCGAGCGAGGCAATACCTTCAATCGCCATGTACATCAAGGCCCTCTATCCAACAAGGCCGGTTAAGGCCTGGATACCGGCGGATGTTTACGACCAGCAGGGAAGAAACCCCCTTGTGGGTGCCCTCAAGATGGAGAAATGGAGGCCGGAGCGCGGGGAATATTCTTCTGCAGCAAGGGGCACGTTGAGTTCGATGCTGCGTACAGAGGTCCGTGGGTTCAGGCTTCTTACCGTTGACTCGAGTTGTCACCACACCATGTCGGCTCTCGCTTACGGTTATCGCTATGAAATAAAATCCGGCGGAGAACGGGCGACGGAGCCCGAACGTAACTCGGAGCGAACACTCATCGAGGGATTAGAGTCTTTGTCTTTTATGTTGACAAAGCCTTATGCTTCAGATAGCATTGCAACTAATAGTACAAATGCGTCTGGAGTTCCTTATTTAAGCGCTTTGCCGGGGAGATAAATAAGTGGCTGAAGAGAAGATAAAAAATTGGGCGAATAAAACTGAGTCCGATATTTACGAAGAATGCCTTAAATTTTATCCGAAGATTAAAAAGGCGTACAAAAACCGCAAAGACGCCGACGACGCCATTGATGAGTACTGGAAAATTTATAACGCCGAGGCGGATGACAATCAGGTCTACCAAGGCAACAGCTCTTGTTACGTCCCGGTAGTTCGTGACGCCATAAACGCCCGCGCCCGTCGCGCCTTAAAACAGTTATTCCCCGCAAAATATAAGCATGTGGACGCCATTGGTTCTGATGGTGAGCGCCCCCTTTCAGCCCTTTCCCTCCTCGAGCATTACATTCGAGTCACCAAGTTAAAATCAATCACACGGTCGATGCTGGTTGCCGGGGATGTAACCGGGCAATGGAACTTGTACGTTGACTGGATTTCCGATATTCGGGATATAACCCCGATGGTCAAAAGGAATCCCGTAATTGACGACGAACTTATCGACAAGACCTTGGAGGAAGAGGTTGAAGAGGAGCAGCGAATTATCAAAGATCGACCGACAGCCGTTGATTTTGCTGTTGAAGACCTGGTTGTTATTCCCCCAACCTGCAATGAGATAGAGGATGCCGACCTTGTGGGCATTAAGCTCCGAATGAGCAAGTCTCAGGTCGAGAAGATGGTCGACGACGGCATTTTCATTATAGATAAAGACTCCGACGTGACTGCTTGGATGGACGCGAATAAGGGAAAAGAGTTAAAAAATCCGCCGAACGATAGAACGGATGAGGCTGGAATAAAAACGGAAGGGACCAATAAATATCTTTTGGTTTTTGAGGTTACGGCCCGTATTGAGTTCGAGGATGGAAAAAAATCCCTCGCTTACATTTATTACGCCGGGGAAGATGAGATAATCGGAATCATAAAGGCCCCGCAGTGGGGGCAAAAACGCCCAATACTTTCGGCCCCAGTGGATAGAATAGCGGGGTCGTTCTTCGGAAGAAGCAAAATTGAGCCGGTCAAGTGGATGCAATGGAACTTGAACGACTTTTGGAATATGGGGCAGGACAGCGCCATGTATTCCCTTCTACCTATCGTCATGACCGATCCGGAGAAGAACCCAAATTACGCGATGATGGTCTATGGCCTCGCCGCCGTGTGGCCGGTAGATCCCAACTCGACCAAATTTAATTCCTTTCCGCAGCTCTGGAAAGACTCGATCCAGATGTGTTCGGCTATAAAATCCCAGATTCATGAATCGCTTGATGTCAACGAGGGGATGATGGGCGCCCAACCCAAGGGCCGAAAGAATGCCGGGGCGATGGGCGCGCAGCAGCAAGAGCAATCCGTCGCTGTGATCGACCATGCGGAACGGGTGGAAGAAGAAATTCTCAATCCGCTCATGGAAAGGTTTTTCGAGTATGACTGCCAGTTCCGCGAAGAAGAGATAGGCATCATGGTCCTGGGCGAAGTCGGCTTCAAGGCCACATTACAGAACGTCCCCCCGATGCAATGGGATAACCGTTATTTCTTCCAGTGGTCTGGAACAGATTACGTTATGAACATGCAACGGATGCAGCAGCAGATAGCCACAATGAACGTACTGAGGGGTATTCCTCCGCAGCAGTTGAATGGGCGTCGACTTGATATTGCCCCTATTCTCGAAGTTCTTACCGACAACGTATTCGGGGCTGAGTTGAGCAGTCGAATACTTATTGATGATCGTCTCAAGTTTACCATTCCTCCTGAGATTGAAGACGAGATGATGCACAACCTTATGTCTCCGCAAGTGCATACTGCAGACGATGACGCTCAGCATATTCCGGTACATCAAAAATATGCCATGATAACCGGGGATGAACACGCGATCTTTAGAACTCATATTGAATCACATATGCGACAGATGCAAACCAAGCGGCAAGAACAAATGGCAGCAATGCAACCACCCCCGGGACAACCGGGCGTGCCGGGAGGGGCCGGTCCTGGTGTAGCAGGTTCGCCACGAATGGGAGCACAACCTCAAGGGCCTCGGATGATGCAACAGCAAGCCGGAGCCATTCACCCCGACCAGATGCCGGGCCAACCCGGACGCGGTTAATTTAGGAGAAATTCACAATGAAAAAAATATATAAAGCGCTTTTCCCCGGAGCAATTCAGGGTTCACCCGTTGTTGTCAACGGCGGGAACATTGACATTGCCTCGGATCTTGCTGTTAATGCCCAATTTGCTCTGAATGGTGCCTCGGCGGCTGGTGGAAACTATTTTTTCACCTCTTCCGCAACAACCAGCACTTTGACCACTTTGGGAAACGCGGTTTTTCAGTATACAGCCGGTTCGGCAACAACTGTAACACTTGACTCGGCCTACAACATCTGTAAGACATTACCTCAACCTTTGAGCGTAGGGCAGATTTTCGGATTCAGGGTAATGACCAATGCCGGTACGACCATCGCTACTCCGACTTTGAGTGACACCGCTGTTACGCTTGCAGGAACCACCACACTGACCGCCGCCGCCCTACGATGGTATAACGGTCAGGTTACACAGGTTAACGCACAGTCAGCGCTTGTCGTTACTGCAGGAACAACCTTTACTTCCATTACCCAGGTTGGTTCAACCAACAACTTCACCTTGGCACTTGGAACGAACGCTGTGTCTCCGGTTGTCGGTCAGGCCGTATACATTCAAGTCACAACCGGAACACTGCCTACAGGCTGGTATCCGATCAACAAAGTAACGAGTGCCACATCCTTCGTTATCGCAACACCGGCAGGGCAGGTGTGGACGTGTACGGCGGCAGTTGTCGGCGGCCTTACAACTTTACCGACGGCAGGTGTTTATTCACCGCTGATCACCATTACCGGTATGATGACAACCGTGACAGCGACAATGGCGGTTTAATATGAAAGAAGTCGTCTCCCAAGGATGTTTTATCGCTCATTCGGGAAGTTTTTTCCGATGGAAACGTATATTCTTGGGGGCGTCTTTCTTTTATATGACTCCAAACTGGCAGAAAGCCGTAAGAGCACATGAACTCGGGCACATAGAGGGTCATCATACCGAGTGGCGAATTTTGACCCTGCTTTTTTGTCCATTTCTATTTTTTTGGGTTTGTCGCAAACAAGAATTTTTGGCCGACGAATACGCGGCAAAATTAGGTCTACGAGCAGAACTTATCAATTTTTTGGAAAAGCTGTACACTCCGTCTGGAAGGATGTACCCCTCAAACTTCGACCGGATAGAGAAACTTCGCTTAATCCCCGTCAAGGATAAACTCGCCTGTTCGGCGTAACCGATCAAAGGAGAAAAATTATGTTGTGGAAATTACTTTTATTGTTGTTCCCTGGAATTGGAGAAGACGATGACGGCGATCAGGATGCCGACGACGGCGATCAGGATGCCGACGACGGCGATCAGGATGCCGACGATGGCGATCAGGATGCCGATGACGGCGATCAGGATGCCGATGCCGAGCCCCCGTCAAAGCCAATAAGCCGCGCTCAGAAAGAGATTATCTCTCTTCGTGAGCGGGCGCAGAAGGCCGAGGATGATCATAAACGGGCTATGGCCGAACTTGATGAGGCGCGCAAACCTCAAGCCGCACCGATGAAAGACGAGGTGTGGGAGCAGGAAGAAGCGGTCCTCCGTAATCCCGATGCCACCGACTGGCAAAAGTACGCGGTCACAAGTTCTCGTAATTCTCGAATGGCGTTAAATCAGGCCCAACAGGCTCGAATGCATGCCCAGGATATTTCTGATAAAGCCGAGTTTGATCGAATCTCAATCACTAAACCAAAAGTTTATGCTGATTATAAAGAGAAGGTCGAAGAGGCTCGCCAGCAGGCTATCCGGAACGGGAACCCGCCTCCACCAAGGTCAAAAGTTCTGGCTTTTCTTTTAGGCCAGGACATGCTTAACGATAAAGTAAGTTCCGCAACTCAAAAGAAACCCAAAGGCGCAAAGCGTCAGACTCCCCCCGGGGCAAGGTCTGATGTTTCGGCTAAAAGTTCTCGTTTGAGTACGGCTGAAGCAGTAGCGAAACGCCTAGAGGGGAAACGTATCTAATCTAGGAGAATCACAATGATTTTACATTTACTTTTGGCATTTATCTTTCCGGGTATTACAAACTTTTCTCCGGGTTCAAGCGGTCAATCCCTTCAGAACGATATTGAGTTGCATATCGCCAGTGAGGTTCTCCGTATAGCCCAGCGTCAGCTTGTGGCCTATCAGTTCGGCCAGCCGTTGAAGATCAAGAAAAACGTCGGTGTAACATATACCGCCACTCGATATGAAAGACTCCCCCTTCCGTACGCCCCTTTGTCTGAAGGCGTGAGCGCGGCGGGTGAGGCCATTACTATCGCCCAGGTTTCCGCCACAGCTCAACAGTGGGGCGATCTTGTCCGTGTGACTGACGTTGCCGATATGACGATTAAACACCCCCTGTTCAAACAGGCGGTTCGACTTATCGCTATTCAGCAACCTGAGACTGTTGAAAGGAACGTACTCAACGTTCTTCTTACCGGAACACAGGTCAACTACGCCAACTCCAAGGCGACCCGCGCCAACCTTCTCGCAACTGACGTTATGACTCCGGTTGAGATTGGGAAGATTATTGGTTCTCTTGAGAACTTTGGCGCCCCGATGTTTTATGGAGACGAGCGGGTTGATATGTACAAGGAGGCTGACGCAAAGAGCAAAGCCTCATCTCGTCCGGATGTGATGCCTCACCTTGTTTCTCTTATTCATCCACTGGTAGTTCAGGATTTGCGTCAGAATACCACAATCGCTACCGCCTGGTCATACAGCGATATTAATCGCCTGTACAACAATGACCTTGGTGAATGGGGCGGAGCAAGGTTCTGTAAAACGAACATGATGCCGTATTGGACGGGCGTAGCGCAGGTCAACGGGGCCGCCTCTACTCAGGGCGGGGCCCTGGCAACTGGAACATACTATATCCAGTTGACGGCCTCCCCGGCGCAAACTTCCGTTGAGCAGAAAATTTATCAGGTATCCACGTCTATTTCTGTGACTGGACCTACCGGGTCGATTTCTGTGACCATGCCGACATTGCCCGGATATGTCTTCAACGTTTATATCGGGACAAGTACCTCCCCGACCAACCTCGGCTTATCTTACAACGGTCCGACAGTCGGGCCTTTGTCCGGGCAGGCAACGCAGATTTCTTCCGGCGCATCTGTAGTAATAACCGGCGTCGGTATTGTTCAGACACCTCCAGCGGCTCCGGCAACCGGTGTTACTGTTTTCCCGACCTTGTTCTTCGGTCAGGACGCATACGGTCAGGTTCTCCTTGATGACGTTGAATATCATTATCTGAAAGGTGCGGATAAATCCGATCCGATGAATCAGACTCGCGTTGTTTCGTGGAAGATGTTTTATGGCACAATCATTCTCAATAACGCCTATATGGCGAGAACTGAGTCTGGTTCGGCGTTCAGTCCTGGCTATACTTCAGGTACTGCGGCTGAGTAAGTACGATAAACAACACCCCCGGGCTTGGTATGCCGGGGGTTACTTTACAAAGGTGATAAAATGCCTATTGACGAACCCCAGGGATGTAATCCTGATACCGGAATACCACAAGATGATCCGCAGGTTGACGCAATGACAACTCAGACTGCCCCTACGGTTGCGGCCCAGGTTCCCCCCGTCCTTGCTCCTGTTCAATCGCCCCCCATAACGCCGCCGGGATACAATTTTGCAACCGGACAAAGCCAGTAATCATTAAAGGAGATTTTATGACAGAACTCGAAAAGTTACAGAAAGAGATTGAAGCCCTAAAACTTCAACTTGGGGTTGAAAAAGAGCAACGTACCGCCGCTGAAGAAATGGCTCACGCCATGAGTGAAGCCTCGGCTTATTCCGGGTCGAACGTGGAAGAACAGGCTACGGGAAAAACCAGATCACTTGAAGTCTGTACAAATCCTTGGGAACGTGATACAAAGAAACACAAGTATAAGACGGTGAAGATGCCGACCTATTATTATACCATTCAACTCCCTCCGGCGGCGGGTCTTGCGCTTAGTACAAACGGGATTGAATACTACCACGGCGAGACGTATGAGTTTGTTCAACAGGAACTTGCCGAAATGAAGAGTAGGGTCGCTCGTTGCTGGGATCACGAAAAGTCGATCCATGGAGACAACGAAAACGCCTACAGGAAACCAACCCACAAAGTTCTAGGAGTAAAGAAATGAAAGAAGGCGACATGACAACCGGAAGTTTCACCATTCAGGCGCAAATGCCAATGGGAAAGTCAATCACAGTGAGCGGCTACATCTACGCCCACAATACCAGGGAAGATATAAGCGCCCAGGTTGACATTCTGCATGATGTGGTTGACAGACAACGATTGCGGGCCGAAATACCGGAGCTTGAGGCTAAACTCGAACAGAGGATAAACGCTCTTGCCACCATGAAGGATGTTATGGCAAGTCTCAATATGAAACGAGAGGCGGGGCTCAAGCTCACCTCTTCTGAAAAGAAGCAGATTGATGATATGTCCATCAGCATTCGCCGTGTTAATGAGGATCTTGAAAAAGGCAGAATCGCCATTGAAGAGGCAAAAGAAAAATGCCACTCACATCAGCCCAAATAGTAACCGACGCTTGTCAGATAGCCAAATGCCCTGGGTATACAGCTCAGGGCGGCAGGGCCTTAAATTTGACTCTTGCTGACCTTGTGATGCACCGTAACCTGAAGGTTAACTTGGTTACGACAAGTATATCCGTCCCGGCCAATTCCAACGGTCCCTTCAATTTAGAGACAAACTATTTGAGGACATACGACATGTGGTTTCCG